GATGCTAATTTTACTAAATATAATCAACTCGTTCTTTTTATTAATGAACAATATTCTAGAATTGATGATATTAATCATAAAATTATTGATACTACTAATTCTTTGAAAAACCTTTTTGATAATAGAAAAAAATTATTTGATTTTAATAAATTATCTGATAAAGATTTTGATATTTTAAATTCCAGAATTGTTAAAAATAAAGAACCTTCTATTAAATTAATATCTGGTATTTCTAATAAAACTCAAGCTGAAAACTATATTAACTATATCAAAAACTCTTTCCTTTATACTAATACTCAAATTCAACTTAATAATTTATATAATGATAAAAATATTCTCGTAAATAATATACGTAATAATATTATCAATTATATTGATACTAAACCATCTATTCAAATCTTAGATTCTAATTCTGATAAAAAAATTAAAAAAATTAAAATTATTAAACCTACTGAATCTAATCAATCTACTAATACTAAAAAAATTAAGAAAATTAAAATCATTAAACCTTGATAAAAATTAATTTTATTATTTATTTAATATATATTATTTAATTATATATATATTATGTTTAAAATTGATTTCTTCTATTTTACTATTGCTTTAATTATTGGTTTAATTCTTTCTTATTATTTATCTCCTGAACCTGAACTTATTATTAAATATCCTACACCTGAAAACGCCGGTAAAATTATTTATAGAGATGATAATAACGTTTGCTATAAATATAGAGCTGTCGAAATTCCTTGTCCTAAAGATATGAAAAATGTTAAAACTGATTATTTACAAACTATTAATAAATCTGAAAAAAATAAAAATAGTATTCTTAAATTATTACACCTTAATTAATTTTTTATTGTTATTAAGATATATTTTTATCTTAATATTTTTACTATTTTTTTCTAATATTATAACCTCCTTATCTCACTCTAATACTTTTCTTATTTTTTTCTTTACTATATTGTATTCATATATCTTTGAATATTTTAATTTATAGAATTTTTCTTCTATATCGTCTAATATCTTTTTTTTTTTTGATATTATTATTATTGGTATATCTTTTATTGATAGTTTATTCTTATTTATTAATTTTTTTATTCTTTTATTTACTAAATTTATATTTTTTTCTATTTCTAATTCTATCTCTTTTTCTGTCATTTCTAATATTTCTTTATAATATATATTCATTATCCCTTTATCTTCTTTTTTTTCTATCTTATTTTTTTTTATATTTATTATTATATGTGATTTTCTTTTTTTTGCTCTCTTTAATTCTTTCTTATTTATTTTACAAAAAATATCTACTGTATATATTTTTGATAACCAATCTTCATTTTTTTTATTTGATATCATAAAATGTATATGTGGATATATTGTTTTATTATCTATTTTATATGGTTGAGGACATTCTAATCTAAAAATTATTTTTCCTTTTTTATCTGATTTTGTTATACCTTTATTCATATATTTTTTCCCATATGCATCTGGTGCTTTTTTTATTATATATGTTGAACTTTTGGTTGATGCCCAATAATATATCCATCTATTTCTATAGATTTTTCCCATATTTAATTCATATTCTGTATCTATTTTTTTTGGATATTTCTCATGTATTCCTATTAAATATGGTATATAATCATTTGGTAAAACTGTTGTCTCTTGTCTCTCTATTTTCCATTTCAAATTATTCTTTGTAAAATCTAATTTTGATATATCTTCTATTTTTAAGTGTTTTTTATCATAAAATACACACATTATTATAACTATTATATTTATTATTTTATTTTTTTTACAATATTTCTGTTTCTATTTCATTTAACTCTTTAAAATTTACTGCCTTATAATTTATGTTTTTTAAAACCTTCCCTGTATTCTTATTATATATTTTCCATCTATTTTCATCTATCTTTTCATATCTTACTGATTCATACGGTGATCTTTTATTCTCATAATCTTCTTTATATTTTTTTACTGTTTTTTTTGCTTCTTCTTCTGATATACATAATTTTGACATATTCGATTCATGAACTTCATTAAAATAATGATCTAAATCTACATTTAATGCATGCCCCATTCCATAAATTACATATAATAAATCTGCTAATGCATCTACTGTTTCACACTTATCCTTATTTTTTACTGCTTCTACTAACTCTTTATACTCTTCTGTTATTAAACTCATTCTTAATTTTATTAAATCTGGATCTTCATCATATATTCTTGGACTACCACTCTTCTTTACTCCAAATATTTCATTAAATTCTATTACTTTTCTAAAATTACTCATTCTTTTTATATAAACTTATTAATCTAATAACTTTATATATTTTTTTTTTTCATTGCTTCAATTATAATTTTTTTATTTAGATATTTTCTTGAAAAAATTTAAAAAAATCCTATTACATGTAATATTACTAAAAACAATGGAACTGATACTATAAATAATACTATATATAAATTTGTGATATATTCCTCTAAATCTCTCTTTGATGCTAATTCTTTTTCATATGCATCTCTTAGTTCTGTTCTCTTATCTAATATATCTTTTTGAATATTCTTCTGTTTCTCTATTACACCTTTCAAATCTTTAATTATGTTATCATATATATTCATTAATATAAATTCTATCATATCTACTTGTTTTGATTCTTTTGCTATATCTAAACATGTTTTTCCTAAAATATTTTTATTATTCCAATCTATTTTATGATATTTATTTAAATCTTCTAATATTGCTTTTTTATTATTTTTTATTAATATATGTATTGCATTATTTGAACCATCTAAATAATTATTATCTGTTATATATTCATATTTATTTTCCTTTAAAAATTCTTCTATTATATCTACATAATTTAATGTATCTATTATATTGTTTGAAATATTATCTGTGATCAATTTATTATCTAATTCTTTTATATCTTCTCTATCTTTTAATGTCCATATTAAATATTGTTTTTTATTTCTTACAAATCTATAGATATTTTCATAATCTTTCTCTAATGTAAAAAAAGCTTGTTTAAACTTTGTTAATTTATCTGTTTCTATTGTTTTAAGATCTAAATTTTTCTTCAATAATTCATTATGGATTTCACCCATCGAATATGCTTTCTCTTTATTTAATATTAAAAACTTCATTATCTGTTTAGCATAATATGTATATGAATAATCACTCATTATCAAATATTATATTTCCTATCCATATTTCACTTATTTTTATTTTTTCAATTTTTATTTTTTATAATTTATATATTCTTTTAATCAAATTTGTCTTCACAAAAAGCTATTGATTTTTTCCTTCTTGTATCAAACAGTAATATATTAATGAATATCTGGAATACATTTATTAATGTTATTAATATTGGATTCTTAAATAGATACGTTATCGTAAATATAAATAAAACTATTACTGTCATTATATGAAAAGTCATATATGATTCTTGTAAATTATTATATACTTCCTCTTTTTTCTTTATCATTTTCTCTTTTTCCAATAACTCTAATTTATATTTTTCTCTCTCTTTTGATAATCTATCTTCCAAAATTGATTCTACTATCTCTATATAACTAAAATCTAATTCATTTACATTTTGTAAATATACTCTTTTACTATATATATTCTGGATTTCTGTCTTCGTTTTTAAACTATAGATTATATTATATATATTATTTATTAATACTTTATGAATATTCTCATATTCTTCATCTATATTATAGATTGCTAACTTAAAATACTTTAAATTCTGTTGCCTTCTTAAATTATATTCTGGATAATTCTTATCCAATTCTGTATATAATTCACTTATCGTATATATTTTCTCTTTATTTAATACCAAAAACTTTACTACTCCTTTCATATAAGTATCCATCAAACTCATTATTATGAATTATTGATTATGTATTTTTATTATTATTTTATATTTCTTTTATTATTTCAATTTTTTTTCTTTATTTTCTTTTTTATTAAAAAAAAAAATTTAATTATAACTATAATTCACTTCTAAATTTATATTATTTGGATTTAATTCTTTATTTATATATTCTTCTAAACTATATCTACTATTTATACCATTTATTTTTATTAAAATCCTTAATTCTTCTTTATACTCTTTATAATTTAATTCTATATATTCACCGTCATCTAGTAATATTTTTATATTTTCTAGATTTGTATTATCTATTAATTTTAGATTTTCTTTTTTTATATCTTTTATATTTTTTTTCAATAATCCTGATATTGTTTTTAATACATTTATCATATTATTATCTTTTTTTGATATACCTCTTATTTTATAATTTAGATATGTATTCATTATATGTTATATAATTATTATAAATATCATTTATTACCTTAGACTCTAAAAGTATATTGACATTGCTATATCTTTTACTATTTCTATTTCATATAGGTATCTATTTATTGTAATAAACAAATTAAACAAATATATACTAATTCTAACACTTTGAGCATATATATTTCTTGTGAATGATATAATTATATTTGCCGTATTATTATACATTATTTTTTCATATATTGTTGTATTATATGTAATTAATTCATTATTTATATATCTTCTTAATGGTGTATCCATCATACATAAAATACCTAAGATAAAAAATATTAAATAGATTTTTAAATTGTATTTATTTTGATAATAGTCTTCTTGTTTTTTATATCTTTTTTCATTCATAAAATCATATATCTCTGTATTTTTTATTTCTTTTGAAATATCTAAACATGTTTTACCTTCTTTATTTTTTTTCATCCAATCTATATTGGATTCTATTTTTTCAAGAATTTTTAATGATTCTATATCTTGTTTTTTTGTTAAATAATGTATAATATTATCAGTTCCATTTATATAATCAGTTACTTTTCTTTTTTTATTCTTTATATCATTTATATATCTTTCTTCTATTTTTTTTACTTCTGTTGTCCATATTAAACTTTCTTTGTTATTTATGTATGTCTTATATATATGTTCATTATAGTTTTCTAGTTTTTCAAATATATTATCTAATTCTTTTTTATTTATCGATGTATTCTTATTATCTATAATTATTGTATTATATAACTCTTCTTTTGTATATGCTATATCTTTGTTTAATATCAATATTTTTAATACACTTTTAACTAATTTATCATTAAGTTCAATTTGACTCATTGATATGTGTATTTTTTTCATATATATTACTTTTTAATTATTTAATCAATTTTTTTATATATGTAAAAAAAATTGAAATTTATTTTATTATTTACTTATTTTATTTATTATAATCAATCAATATGTCTCGTATCAGAACTATTTTTGATAATGTTACTTCGACTAGAACTATTAATTATACTATGGAGGATATTCATACTGCTATTATTGAAGGAAATGAAGAAAGAACTATTTCTATGTTAAGATCTACGAACCTTTCTATTAATCAATCTCTTGATAGAGATCCTTATAGAAATACTTTATTACATATCGCTATCCAGTTGAAAAATGTTAGAATTATTAAAATTCTTATTGAAATGGGTGCCGATTTGCGTATTAAAAATAAATTTGGAGATTCACCTTGTGATATGTTATCCAAATCTGGTTTAGGTAAATTACTTGAAGAATTACTCGAATTTAGAGTTGTTGAAATTAATAAACTTAAACTTGAATTGGATAAAAAAGATAAACTTATTAATGAATTAGAAAATTCTAAGAGTAATCTTAGTGCTTCTCTTAATATTTTAAGAGATGAAAATAATACTCTTAAAAAACGTAATATTGATCTTGAACAAACTTGTGACAATTTACTTGAATCTACTATGAAAAAAAGAAGATAATGTTTAATCTATTTAACACCTTAAATAGTTTATTATAATACAAAAATTAATAATATATTTAGAAATATTATTAATTAGTTTTTTCTTATAAAACCATGTTACTATTACACATTTCATTATAATCTTTTATATTTTTATCTAATCATTGTAATTGATTTAATTTATTTTTTTTTATCAATTTACAAATATATATATTTAATAGTAATATTATTAAACTTGATATACTTATTATATATGATTCTTTTCTGTAACTTACGATTGATATACTCAATAATAATAATATTGTTAAAACAAAATAAAACTTAAACCAAAATTTTATTACATTTGATATGTTTTTTAATTGTTCATAAGAATTATTTTTTAAATCATATTCTTTTTCTAATATTTTTGTCTCATTTTTATATATATAATTTATCATTGTTACATTATATTCTTTATTTGCTATATCTAAACAGGTTTCTCCTAATGAATTTTTTATTGTCCAATCTATACATTTATTTTCTGATAAAAGATTTTGAGATATAATCGTTAATAGTTTTACATTTTTATCTTTTACTAGTAAGTGTAATCCTGTATTATTTCCATCTAAATATATATTTTTATTTATTATTATATCATATAATCGATTGTAAATTAAGATCTCTATTATTTCTATGTAATTTATTTTTACCTCATACATGTCTTTATTTATTTCTATTTTCTTAAATTGATATAAATCTAATAATTCAAATCTTGATTTTTTACTAAATATTATATAATACTTATCGTGTATTTTCAATTTATGTATATTTTTATTATTCTCATCTAATATATAAAAAGCTGTTTTCAATATTTTTAGATTTTCTGCTAATTTAAAATTATATTCTTCACGATTTTTTTTTAATTCATTATAGATATCTGTTAATGAATATAATTTATCCATATTTATTGCTAAATAATTTATTAAAATATTTATTACATTTTTTAAATTATAGATATCTATTTCTTTGGGTCTTTTATACAGTTTTCTTATTTTTTCTATTACGCATTCCTTTAATGAATCATCTTCTGCTATATATCCATTGTAATATCCTATTGTTATCGGTATTCCAAATGCTTGAGGAGAACACCATAAACTAAATACCCTATCACTCTCATAATCATATAAAATTTTATATCCCCCATCGTAACCTGGTTCATAATTATCATTCGGAATTACTATTAATTTATTTATATCGATATCATACATATTTTTGAACAAATCGATTTGTTGTTTCATTATTTAGTATTTATTCTTATAAAATTGTATCACTTATAATATTATTTTTTTTTTTCAGTTTTTTTATATCTTTATTGTAGGAGTAATATTGTTTTTTTTATATTATAAATATATGATAAGAAATATTATCTCTTATCATATTTTTTTTACCATCCTATACGGATTCTATCCTGTAAATATTCAGTGATTTCATTGATATTATTATCCCTTGCATACTCACATGCAAACACATAAGAAAAGAATGAGATATCGTATTCCATTTTATTGCAATCTCTAAGTTCATAAATGAACTTAATCACATTTATCTGATTATTTTTAGCTGCTTTTATGAATCCTTTATCCATCACATCTCTGTTTTTTCTCACAGATTGAATTGTTTTGAGAAGGGTAATCATGTCACCTTTCTTGCAAGAGTTAATAAACTCACGTTCGATTTTGCTGTATCTTGATAATAGCATTGTTTGGTATGATTATAGATATAAATATAAATTATTTTGAGTATCATTTTTTTTTTGAAATTAACTATAATTCCATTAATAACTTAATATAAAAAAAAATGATACTTAAATTATCTTATTTTTATATTAATTATTACATGAAAAATTATGGAGTTTTTTACAACTTTACTTTGCCCTTATGGTGTTGTTACTGTCAGACAAGCTTGTTCTGATCTTGATATTAAAAAGATTGAAAATATCTATTCAAAAAATCCTTCGATTTTCAAAAAAAAATTAAACGAAACATACTCTTCTCCTTTAATTCTTGATGAAGTCATGACTTCTTTGATTTCAAGGTGTTTTGATAAAACACTTCCTTTTGAAGTTGTTCTTAAATGCATTACTATCTTAAATTTCTTGATTGACAAATTTCTTATTGATAAAGAGAGTTTTTATCAACTCCTTATTAATATTTGTAAATTGGATTTTTATTATTCTAATCCATTATTTAAAGAAACATTATGTTTTTTAATAAAAAAAATTAGGTTTCATATTAAAAGTTCTGAGAATGATTTATATGATTTAATTTTAAAAAAAATAATTGATGAAAGCAAAATAATAAAAGAACAAAAAGAGTTTGAAGAAGAAAGAATCAGAAGAAAGAATGAAGAAGAATTTGAAGCGATGGGTAGAAATGGTATATGGTATGGATAGATATTTCAAAAAAAAAAAATCCTATTTTATAGGAGACACTTATAAATATATTTTTACAGATTATTTTGAATATGATAATGAATTAAATGAAAGTATATGTATATTACATAATGAATTTTTATTTATAATATTAGGTGAATATGTTTTACATTTTATAATTAGTTTATCATAAATATTCAAATTTATACATTTATTTTTATTTATATATTCATATGAATCATATGGATAAAATCCAATATAATACATTTTATCATTTATTTTTTTTGAAAATTTTGTAAAAATATCTTCATCATAATTTATAAAATTATATTTTGTGATAATATTATTATTTTTCATTTCTAAAATTAAATTTAAGTAATATATATTTTCATTATAATTGTATAATGATATGAAAAAACCTTGTGATAATTCTTCTTTTTTTATTATATTGGATTGGTATAAATTTATTTCATAATAATAATTATTATAATTATTTTCTGAATTTATATAATAAATATTATATGTTTCTAAATTTTTTATAAAAATTATTTTATTAAGATTATTATATTTATTGATTTCTTTTGGAAATATAAAACTATATTCAATAATTATTCTAAAAGATTCTATATATTTTATATTTTTACAAATTAATAATATTTTACTATTTTGAAATGGAATAATATTTAGATCTTCTGATAAAAAATAATGAAAATATAAATTTATTTGTATTTCATCATCATCATTATTGTCAATATAATCTATATAAAATATATTATTATAATTTAGAATAAAATTCATGTTAAAATTATAATTATTATTATTACAAACTAAACATATTTTTGATCTAAATAAATTTTTTATATATTTTTTTTTTACTATTAAATATTTTATATTAAATAAATTAAATGTAAATATAGAAGAGTATATTATTTTTGATTTATTATTAGAGTTATTTATATTTATAAATAAATTACCTTTTTTTATTATTTCATTAGCCATTATTTAATATTTATTATATTAAATAACTTTTATAATATTTTATCTTTAACTCTCTTTAATTTTTATTATAAATAATCTGCCACTTTTTATTTTTATTTTGCCACTTTTTTATTTATATATTTTATTTATTATTTTTTATATGAATATCTCTTATTATTTATATTTGTTTTTTTTTCATTTTGTTTTTTATTATTTTTATTTATTTATATTTTTTATATTTTTATATGGTTATTCTTTATTAATTAATATAAAAATAAATTGCCACAAATTTTAGGGCGTTTCGGCTATTGTTTTAGCCATTGCCACATTTTTAATTATTACTGGTAATATAAAAATATAAATATTTTTATATGATTATTTAAGATAAAATATTTTTATATGGTTTTTTTACAAAATAATTTATTTTTTATTAATATTTATTAATTTAATATTTTTAACTTTAAATATGGTTAAAATTTATAAAATGCCCTAAAAAATGTAAAATTTAGCCAATTTAGCCGGCTAATTTAGAGAGAGAGAGATTTTTTTTAAAAACAGAAAAAAAAAAAATAAAATAAAAATAAAAAAAAAATTTTTATTCGTTTTTAAAAAGTTTTCAAAATCATATTTTTTTTTTGTTTTTTTTTTATAAAATAAAATTATAATATTTTTATTATTAAATAAATTAAAAAAAAAAATAAAATTATAAAAATAAAAAATTAAAAAAAAA